GCACAGGGTGCTAAAAAGAAAAAGAAAGAAGAAGTAGAAAACAGTAGTATTAGTAACTCTAGTGGTAGTACACAAACTATAATAATAAAACAACCTTTAGAAATAGTTACATCAAAACCAGATGTAATTAAAGTTGATTCTAAAAAAACATGAAAAAATTATTACCTTTTATTTTATTTTTTTCTACACCAGCTTATTGTGACGTTACAAGCAAGCTATCAACATCTGTATCAATCCAGGTAAATGCAGCAGGTACGCAAGTAGAGAGGCTAGGAGGTTCTTATAGTGCATCTGGTACAAATGTTGGAACTACTAATACAGGTGATCAAATAGGCGGTTTTAGCGTTAACTCAACTACTGGTGCTGTTACTTTTGAGGCAGGTCAATATTCTATTAATTCAAACGCTACAAATTGGAGTTTAACAGAATCATTATTACAACCTGATACTATGCAATCAGGTGATTTAAGTGTAGGTGAGGTAAATAATTTTGGTAATATTACATCTACTGCTGCAGGGGTTGGTACAGGATTTGATGTAACTATAGGTTCTGATCACACAATTACAGATTTAGATCCAGGTGGGGCAGGTTCAGTAACAACAGGACAATTTGTAACTGAGGTCACAACAAAATAATGAATGAAAAAATTATTACTGCTACTGTTTTTATATGCCATACCTGTTAAATCACAGCCAATTACACCAGCCTTTACCACAGGTACATCTAGCTCAACTACAAATACAACTACTTCTATCTCAGAATTTATTACGTCAACAGATTACTTTGGAAATGGATATGAATATACAGTTACAGGTGTTGGTGTATCTATGGGTGATAGTGAAAGTATATCACCACCAATTACAACTATAAATGGAACTGTAAACGGTGAGGCACAAACATGGACAGGACTAGATCTAAACAACAAACCAAACTGGACTGTAGTAGATGGAAATGCTTTTCAGTTTACAGAAACTTATCGTGCGCCTGGTTCAATATCAAACATAACTACAATACAAAGAAATATAGAATCAGAAAGCGTTGTTACTACTACTTCTGTATTCTCTCAATAGCTTTAACACCTGTAAAAACTTTAGCTAATGCTGTAAGTCAATCTAATAATGGCAGTGTTACCAATATGGCTATACAATCCATAAATGGCAATATGGCAACACAACAATTTGGAAATAATATTGTATGTCAAGGTTCTACACTATCATTTTCACCATTTATAACTTTTGGTGCAAACTATAGAAAACCTTTTAGAGATTATTATACTGAACCCTTTTATGATCCAACAGATGCAGATGAAGATGGTGTACCTGATAATCCTGGTGTAGTTTTATTTGATCAAATTGTTTATTCAGGTACAAATAAAGATAGTTATGCAATAAATACTGGATTTAGTCTAAATTTTACTATTCCATTAGATCGAACATTACAATCATCTTGTGAAAAAGCAGCCTCAACACAAGTAGATTTACAAAAGCAAATTCTAGAAAATAAGCGTTTAGATTGGCAAATTGCAAGAATGAGAGAATGTACAAAACTATTACAAATGGGTATGGTAGTAGCTTCTGACAGCCCATACTACAACGTATGTAAGGATATATCTTTACGTGAGATACCTAATCAAGTAGTACCTCATACACACAAACTTAAGTAGGCTTTTTAAAAAATATACTTCTAGCTTGTTCATAATCAAATCTACATTCTGCAGGGTTATATTCTTGTGTTTTTATTCCATCTGGCGTTATATAAATTACTCTACAGGTAAATAGTGTAATAGATGGGTAGTTTTGATTTAGCAACGATACATAACCACCTATTTGTAGACTATGGTTTTTCTTTCTATATTTTACTTGTGTTTTAAAATCAGCCAGGCATAACATACCAGTTTCTTTATGTTGCAAAACTGCATCTAGACTACCTGCAATATCTCTTTTTCTATCTATCATTCTTAATTCATTTGCTACACATTCCCAAGTATCCCACATACGATAGTTTATTAAATGTTCTACCCATTCCTTATATTCTTTAGCATACGCTAGTGCTAGTGTTTTATCTTTCGTTTCGCACCATATCTGTACAGCCTCATGTATTATTGTGCCTCTGGCTGCAGCTTTTTCCATATTACTGCTAACAAAATCATTTTTTTTTATAACATCACTAACTGATCTAGCTACATAGCATTTACGTTTTAGATCGTAATACTTATGTGGTTCTGGATAAAATTTTACAAATGGATCTTGTATAAGAATATTTTTTACATTCATTTTTCTTGTTCATACATAACAGGATCAAAAGTAATTTTATTTGTCAGTAGGTTTTTATATTTTGGTATTTTATGTACTGGCATTGATGGTAATGCACCCATTTGTGTTCTTTTTATTCGTATCCATTTACCTGTACCTACTTGTCTTTCATAGCCCATAGAGTAAAACCAGTTATCTGGCGGTGTATCTAGATCTTGTGGCTGTATTAAACCCTTATTCACCATCTTTCTTAATGTCCTGATGGCACTACCTGCAAAAATTGGTTCCATTAAATTAATCTCCCATATTCGTCAAATTTTGCAATTTTTTGATTAGGGTGTTGTATTTCTTCTTGTACAAAACCAGATGAAGCTGATTTAGCTTTTGTAATTCTTAAAATATGCTCATAATTACTAATTTTAAGACCTTTCCATGTACCATCTAATATTCCTTGTTCAATTTGATCTTTAAGTACTTTTTCACCATATTTTTGTATAAATTTTCTATATTCTGTTAGTTGTTGTTTCCATGCCTGTAATGATTTACTACCTTTTTTAACTTTCCAAAAGTCTAATATTTCTTTTTCTAAATGTTTTAAATCATCAGGTACAATTTTTTCTTCTTTTTCTTTTTTATTAATTTTTTCTTTTTCTTCTTTATTCTCTATTTCATGTTTAGACAATTCTCTATCTTTATTTATATATAGTGCCATATCGTTTTTCTGTTTATACTTTTGTATTATTCCTAATAGGATCAATTCATTTATAAACGCTTGTCTTGACAGGTGACTAGGCTGCAAACTTTTTATTTTTTCAGTAATGTTGTCATCTATTCGGGTACGTAATGGACTCATAATGGGTACTAAATGGATACTAATAGGGTTCAATATAGACCCTAACAGAACAATGTCAACAACCCTAGCACTATATATATTGTAAAAAAACTTTACATACACCATATATATGTTATCGTTACCACATAAGTCTAATTTATGCAATGTCATGTACATTAGCTGATAAGAATAGACGTATTAAAATGCTAAGAACAGAGTTAGCAGGCATTAATGACCCATTCGAGCTACTAGCAGATGTAATAGCAGATAATGAACGATTAAGACAAATAATTAACGCTTATAATTGCCATCAGGGTAAACCATAGCTATACTAAGAAAAATATATTTTATGTATGAGAGGTATGAAAGCTTATCTGTTAGATGATAAGGAAATTGATTTAGTTAAAAGGTCTATTAGTAAATTCTGGACTTATGCACTAGAAAAAAAAGATGTTGAATTATGTGACCAACTAGAAAAACTACAAAACAAAATCTACAAGAGAAACTAATGACAAAACAAATAACAGCAGCCTTATGTAAATTTATACAGGAAGTAGGCACAATAGAAGAAAAAGCTGATGCACAATATGGGAAATTTGCAGATCTTTCAGGTGTATTATCTGTTGTAAATCCTGTACTTGCAGCAAATGGATTAATAGTTACTAATACAACAAAAATAGTTGAAGGCAATAATGTACTAATTGTTCAGCTTTTGCATATTTCAGGAGAAACACTACCTGCTAGTGAAATATTATTACCTAAAGGAGTAACAAAAAATGAGCTTTATAGTACAGGTCAAGCACTAACATATTTTAAACGGTATTTATTATTAGGGCTGTTAAATCTTACTGCAGGTATTCCAGACCATGACGGACAGGTATACAACCCTGATGTACAAGACATTAAAGATGTAGGTATGCCTACAATTTTAGATAAAGAAACAAAAGATCATTATTTAAAAAAAGTTGGCGATATGTATTTAAACAGGCGTGAGCTATATGAAGAATTAGCTGATGCTGTATATGAAGAATTTGGTTTTGATAAAACTAAAGGTAAATTTGGTGATTATATAACTGAGCCAAAACATATAACATATATACAAACCTGGTTAAACGCATTTGCACAAACAAAATGATTAATGAGCCACTCGAAACTAGACCTATTGATGTTGCAGCATCTAATTGGAAAAACAGGCATCTTGTATCATCAAAACTTACACCTGTTAACTATCAAACATTTAACAAGTTTTGTAAGGAGAATAATTTTTCATATTCATCAGGTATTAACTATCTGATTTCACATTATTTACAAGAAAAAAATGTTTAATTGTACAATCACAGGAAACCTTACAGGTGATGCAGAATTTGCACAGGTTGGTGCTTATGACACTGCAAAATTTACAATTGCTGTAAACCACAACAAAGATGAAGTTAGCTATGTTAGCTGCACAATATTCGGTAAGGCGTGGTCATCAGTAGTTGATAGTTTTAAAAAAGGTTTAAAAGTAACAGTGCATGGCAAAGTTACAGGACTATATAACTACATGAACAAAGAAAATGAACCAGCATCTAAAATTAATTTTAATGTTACAGATTTCGATTATCCACATAACATCAAAGTAAATAAGCAAGCTACACTAGATTCAGCAGCTATACCGTTTTAATGGGCGTAAGACTTAATATAAAATCAGAGTTACCACAGGCAATTAAGTGGACTAATATGCACACTAAACAATTGCCTTTCTCTATAGCACAAGCAATAAATGCATCTGTACAAGGATCTAAATTTATAGCAGGTAGTAAACAAAAGTCTGCATTGAATAGATTAGCAGGGGCATCTAGAAGATATTTAGATAGACCTAAACCACAAACACAAAAAGGTTTTAGAGCAACAATAGCTAGAAAAGCTACACTTACATCTGTAATAATGACAAATGATAGACCCTTTAATATGGGTAGATATATAGATCAAAATATATTTGGTGGTAATAGATTACCTAAATATGATGCACTATTTGTTAAACATAACACTGCAACTAACATACCAGGCAACAGCATATTAGTGCCTACTCAAGCTGTTAAGCGTGATAAGTATGGCAACATAACTAAGTCAACTATAAATAAAATATATTCTGCTATAGGAACAGGTAAACATAAAGGTAATAATATATTTGTTGGTAAGCCTAAAGGTGGTAACAGACCAGCAGGTGTATATAGAAGGGAAAGAAACTTTAAGTTACGTGCATTATTTATAGCGCAATCAACTGCAAATTATTCTTCAATATTCCCTGCTAAAAAAGAGGTAGAAGATGCAATACAAAAAACATTTGGTATGTACTTACGTAGACAATTACAAGTTAATGTATCTAATTCTTTGAGGCGATAAACACAATGCCTATGCCATATAGGTTCTTTTTGTCTATATTATTGTGGGTCATCTTAAAG